CTCTTTCAAAAGTTCCATTAGTTACACAAATCGCCGAAGTTAATAGCCACCTTCGCTATGGTGGGCCCTGTACTAGGGTTTTACTGTTAGGTGACGTATATGAGGTTTCGAATGATCAAGGCGAGCCGGAACCTATAAGTTACCTTAAAATCACACTCATGAGAAATTTACTAAATTGTCAATATGCAGTCCTTAACGGATTATGTTTATTGGAAGGACATGACTTCTTAGTGTCTGGAGATAGTATTGCAATGTTCCATGAATCTCGAGTTCTTTTCCACCCTAGTTGTAGGGATTTAGAGAACCATTATGAGCATGCCGTACCAGATTCAAGCACCTATAGATGTTATACCCAACAACAATGCTTCGGAGCTTATACATCTACTGTTTATTCTGAAAATGATGTACCACAAAATCTTTTGCCAATACCTGGTTACCATAATTTTGTTCAAATTCCTGGTTTGAGATTGGCTTATGATACAATAGCCCCGTCTGTTCACAGTATGCACGTAACTAATGCATTTGAACCTACCGTACAAGCTATGTTGTTAACTTCCGCTCTTAATAAATATAAACCTTTCATACACTCAATTCATGATCAATATTCATCACGATTTCGCACTTTACTATCTAATTATGTTGATGCGATATTTGTTGAACGTTCCATAAAGAAATCAACCGACACACGAAACATATTGTGGCACCAACGTTTTTTTGATATGTTTCAGTTAAATTTGCCCGGGGCTCAAACTTCTAAATTAAACGTAGTCCTGGCTTATATAACTGAGCATGTTAATAAAGTGGCTCTATTAGGTACTGCAATAATTGCTTTGATAGGGGCGGCCATAGCTATTCCAGTTTCATTGGCCAAAACCAGTTCTGTCGGACTTAAAGCCGCTTCAATAATAGGTACCCTGATGTCGTATAGTAATCAAGTTCCTCTTGGTTACTTAATACCTCAAGCTGTGCTGTTTGATCCTGTTATTGAAGAAACCGCTAGGTTGTTGTTCGTTAACTACTTAGGCCCTGAATTAGGTGCCCCTAAAGCGGCTTTATGTGCTTATGTTTTCTTTTGTGTATTAGAGTCCATATGTTCAATTGGTAACCCATTAACTATTCCGGGCAAAATACTAGTAAACACAGTTACTTCATATGTCGTGT